GGCATATGGGACGGCTTCGCTATAAGTCGGCGCTTCAAAAACGTTATTCCCGACTCCACTACCGCATCATTTTCAACGCGAGTAAGGAGAGGCTGACCGACCTTTGCGTCCTTAATCTCCATATCCCAGAACTCTAATACGTACTGAGCGAAACCATATTCACTCATTATTGCCCGCAGATGGACTCCAAAACCCATGACGTGATCATCTCCATAACAAACTAGTCGATATTCATCAAAAAAGTACCGATCAACTAGTTGACACGCAACCGGATTAGTTTCCCTCAAGTGCTCCACCCAACAACACACAAGAAGAACAACTATCCATGAATCCCCGTCACTGGTTTCAAAACTCCCGGAAGGCATTACTCCTGTCATCACCACCCACTGATTGCCTTCCAATCGCGTAACTTTAACTATACGAATCTTAGCTAAAATTTTCAATGCTATACGGTAAATACGAGCATCGTCCACAGTCATACTATCCAAATCTAAATACATGTATCCGGAACCTACATGAAGTGCTAATAATATCGCCTTAATTGTCTTATCAATTTTGGCAAAGTCACCTTCATCAAATGTCATCCCTGGACAATTGTTTAAATAGATGTACAACTTATATGCCCCTCCAAAAAACCAGGGCATTCCAACTCGTATTACATCTCCTCGATTTATATAGTGACGGAACAAACACATAACCCTCTCAATCACTATTACCGTAGCATGTGGAATAAAGAACTCTCGACATTTTAACTGAACTGCTGCCTGCGACCCTGGTGCACCACTAGCATAGTGCATCTCGTGTTTAAAAACTACCTTATAGCAACAATCAATCTTAATTGGCTCCCCTTTCCGACATGACTCCAAAAAGGCCTTTGCAGACCTCTCCGTATACCGAGCATTAACCGCTTTAGTACCTACTGCAGTTATCCTTATTTTCTCTTTCTCTCTCATTATCACACGCGGCTGATCAGATCTCTCACCGCCGGATGTTATCGCTGCATCATACAACAAAGCCTCATTGACACGCCATCTTATCTTCTTGAACCACCTTCGCGTTCCCAACAGGTCTACAACCCGATTGAGAGCCGCGGGAATCACATGCATGTGGTTCCTCAATTTATCACTCATAGCATGAGAAGGCTGATCAAAGGCTTTAATCATTCCGGGCTTTTTCAAATGAACATTATAACCGGAATACGCGAGCATTGGTCCATGCTCCGTTTGAAAGAAAGTACGATGCATGTATGAGAACGCCTGGTACGCTAAAGCTCTAAGACTTAGGACTGGTCCTTCCGGTTTACGAATTGGTTCTTTGTTGAACACCATTTTCAAAACTGGCTTCAATATATGGATGCCTCTACGGCGTATTCCATACTTCCTAGTCTTCGTATCCCAAAAAACCTCCTTCTCTCCCTTTCGCGAAAAGAAGTAGGAAAAACGGTACGCATCTAATCTCTCATACATCATTAACAAATCAGCTGTTGGGTGATCCATCCCTGTGGGAATTAAAGTCATCGTGCGAATAAATGGTGGAGCTATCACCTTCTGGTTTCTACCAACCATCAATCTAGTCATCGCTGAATAAATCGCTGGTCCTGAAGCCAGGGGGGGCTCCCTCAACTTAATAACGTCCACACCATCTTTACCTGGTGCGAAACGCAATCGACTATTTATGTCAAATAACGCTATCAATAACATTTGATCTTCAGTATATTCTATCCCTGAGGGACCATATCGCGACACAAATCCCTCAAAAGTCTTAATACCCTCCGGAAATTCGAACCTTTCGGAAAGCAATTGGTACCTAACCGAATGCGCAAACTGGGGTTTGGACAATACACCATCTCGATCAAGCCACCGTATCTGGAAACGGCGGTTGAAGGTTGGACGATAACAGAAGTAAGTTAATAACGACATTCGCTTAGTTAAGAATCTGAGTGACTTATACACCTTTTGACAAGTATCACAAAAAGGTGAGAGCGTTGCGA